TTCATACTCTAATGTTTGATTAGTAGCATTCCATCCACTAGGATACCCAGTAGATCCACCAGCATTTCCCCTTTTATAATCTCTCTCAAACTTAACCACCTTAAGTCCCTGATCAGCAGTATATTCATCAGGATAATTCATTCTATAATGATATTCTTTTGATTTTAAATCTCCTACACTACTAGATCCAGTTATAAATCTAATCCAAGACTCAAAGAACATGATTGGAAGATATTGCTCAACGTCAACATAAAAAGTAAGATCAATCCTATCATCAAAAACTCTTCTGTGAGCATGTCTCTCAGTAACACCAGTGCGATCATTATTAACTTCAAGCAATGCAACACTAGATCCTGGAAGGGATGCTTCGGAACACAACAAATTCAATGTCCCCTGAGAGGTTGGCCAAGTAACACCATCTTCTTTAAGAAATTTCTTGAATGCACTATCTCCACCTTGACCCGCAGAGGGAAGTGCAAACTGAACTTCAAAGAATGAAGTTAATGAAGGTCTTAGAATTGATGACTTAATGTCAGCAACAGTTTTTAGATTGGGCATTTATAAATAGTTTTTACCTTATATACTATGTATGGGAGAAAGTATAAAAAGTAAATACAAACCTTCCTTCCCGAAGAAATATAAAGGAAACGCAGACAATATTATCTGTCGTAGCAGTTGGGAAAGAAAGTTTTGTCGTTACTGTGATCTAAATGAAAACATTCTTGAGTGGGGAAGTGAAGAGTTTTGGATTCCATATATCTCACCAGTTGATAGGAGAGTCCATAGATATTTTCCAGACTTTATTATTAAAGTAAAAGAAAGTACAGGACAAATCAAAACTTATGTGGTTGAAGTGAAACCAAAGAGACAAACACAACCACCAAAAAAGAAATCAAGAGTTACTAAGTCATATCTGTATGAGTGCAAAACTTATGCAGTGAATCAAGCAAAGTGGAAAGCAGCAGTTGAGTTCTGTGAAGACAGACGAATTGAATTTAAAGTAGTCACAGAAGACGAACTCGGAATCAAATGAACCGTATCGAATCCATAAGACAAGACCTTCAATCTGAGAAGAATCTTGATGATAGAATGGAGTTGATTATGTATGCTCTAAATGATACTGTAAAACCTATACCTGAAGAAGGAACCATCTGCACTTTTAAATACTATGCAAAGACTCCCAGATTAAGATATGATCAACACCCACTGGTTGCGGTAAGTGATATATTTCCATGGGGGTTTCGTGGAATTAACTTTCATCTCAGAGATTACAGACAGTATACCTGGGAAGAGATGGGCACTCAAGTTTATGTCGTTCAGCAAGATGAACTCGATGACTTGTTATCACTAGATTATGAAAAGATAGTACTAAATAGATAAAAAAGTAGTGTGCAATGACCACGGCTAAAAGTGGATTTTATGGAACGGATGGAGCAAGTGCCGATTCCAAATACAGAAAAAAACTAGTCCCTAACAGTGACGAAGCATATTTTTTACAAGTGAATAAAGTCACTGGTGATATAGAAGTGTGGAATGAAGAATTTGGTGCTGATAAGTATGTTGGTGTTTATAAAACAGATGATGATGGAAACGTTACTTTTGAAGAGAATCAAGCTTGGTGGGGTGGAGCAAGACCAGAAGAAAAACGATATTTTCAATCACCAGATGGAACAAAATCTGTCAAAGAATTTGCAGAGGAAGTTATTGTACTTGACAAAACCACTGGTAGAAACAACGAGGGAGACACGAATGAACCAATTGATGAAAAGGTAGCAACCAAACAAGCAAGAGAATTGATAAATGATGGAAAAGAAAACACTCCAGATGATGCAGATCCAGATGATGTTGTGCTCGATGACGCTGAAGCACTTCAAGAATTAAAAGATTTTGGAAAGGATACAAAAACTAGATCAGGAACTAGAGAAAAGGCAGGTTCTTTTGGAAAATTATCTTATCCCAAAGGAAGACTTGCGTCACAAGATTTTATAAAGTTTACACTTCTGAAATATGAAGCAAAGGATGTTGGAAGTGGTACTGGTGGCACTGGATTTGGGTTTGGTGATAGAGAAAGAGTTGGTCCAAAAGGAGAGTCATCCAGTAGAACTATTCTAGGAAGTGTTTCCTTACCCATCCCTGGTGGAATAAAAGATGAAAATGGATGTGTATGGGGTCCTGATAAGATGGATGAAATGAAAATTCAGACATCTGATTTAGCAAGAGCAATGACAGGTGCCTCTGGAAAAGATGCTGGTGACGTTGCAGGAGAAATTGCTGGTAGAGTTTCAGGAAATTCTGCAGATGTAAAGAAAGCACTTCAAGAAACACTTGCAGGTAATGCTGTTGGTGCTAGAAATATATTATCAAGAATGAGTGGAATGGTATTGAATCCAAACCTTGAATTGCTTTTCCAAGAACCAACCCTGAGACCATTTTCATTCACATTTGACTTAACTCCTAGAAGTAAATCTGAAGCACAAGATATTGTTAGAATCATAAGATTTTTCAAACAAGGAATGTCACCTATCAGATCTGAGTCTAATCTATTTTTAAAGTCACCACATACTTTCCAAGTTCATTTTATTAAAGGTGGAACTAATGAAGAGCATCCATTCATTGGAAAGATGAAAGAATGTGCAATGACTAATTTTGCTGTAGATTACACACCACAACAAAACTACAGCACACTTGCTGGTGGAGAAATGACAGCATATAAAATTTCAATGTCACTCAAAGAACTTGAACCCGTATTTAATGATGATTATCGTGATGACGAAGACTCTGGATTCTCATCATTTAGAGAAGATCCTGCAGAGAATGCTGCACTACAAAATACTTTACCTGCAAAGATAGGTTTCTAAGATGTCAAATTACTTTAGCAAAGTTCCTAATCTTGAATACGTTAGCAGACTACCTGATGCTAATATATCAGATTACATTGCTGTCAAAAATTTATTCAAAAAAGGAAAACTTAGAGATGACATCTTTGAAAATCTAGCTTACTTTGAAAAGTATCAAA